GATCTATCATCAACGGCCTTGCCATATTTTTCTTCGGCGGCTTCCATATCAGCGAGTAGCTTTTCTTGATCTTTAAATAATCCTTCCTGCTCTTTTATCGCCGATTCACGCGCTTTGTTGAACTCGTCGTCAACTTTTTTACGGTAGTCAGTACCTTCAGCATAATTCTGACGTTCTTGATCCCACATAAGCATTATTTCACTTGTGGAAATCGAATGCGCGGCAACCGCGTCATCTAAGACTTTCTTTGTTGACTCAAAGGATTCTTTGTCAATTTGGGTACCAAGTTTCGCGATTTCTTGTTTTATTTTCAGCCGTTTATCTTGGTCATCGCTATATTGATCTAAAAGGGTTCCCCACATTTCCGCTTCGGATGTAGCTATATAATTGTCAGACAACCGATATTCTTCTATAAATTTTACAGAGCTATCATAGCGCTCTTTCTCCGCGACTTGCTGCGCTTTTAAAAGTTTGTCGTTCATAGCCTTGGCTTCTTTTTCAGCGGCGGAAGCGTTCTTTTTAATCCCTTCGGCTATCACAATCGGTATGTCACGGCCTAAATATTGCTCAAAGTCATCCACAGACTTTTGCCCATCCGTTAATGCATTTTGTAACATTGCGTTATTGGCATCGGAAACAAGGCCTGCTTTTTCTTCCATACCGATGGCTAAACCTTCGGATAAATCACCACCGATTTCAGCAAACACCGTCGATGGGCTGTGAGATCCAAACGCGCCTGTGACAGTGTTGATAATCCCATTTGCCCAGCCAGTAACTTTCTCATTTATCCATTTGCCCATATCCATTATGCCATTCCATAAGCCCTTAACCAAATCTTGACCAGCGGTGACAATTTTCCCAAAGCCGCCCTTAATAGCGCCCTCCACACCATTAATAATGTCATTTCCAGCCTTGACAATATCTTTAAGCACTTCCGGCATTTTAGTCATTAAACTATTGAATAACTCTTTCCCCGCTGCCACAATTTTAGGTAAGGCAGCCGTTATGCCGTTAAGGATGGCCGTTATGATATCAGGTACAGCTTTTACAATCTCATTAATAATTAATGGCAAATTTTCAATCAGGGCGATAAATAACTCAACCCCGGCATTTACTAACTGCGGGATCGCGCCAACCAGCCCTTCAATAATGGCTGTGATTATTTCAGGGAGAGCCTTTACAATCGCGTCAATGATTGCTGGTAAATTATCGACGAGTGAAACTAGAAGATCTATTCCCGCCTGTACCAGTTGAGGTATAGCCGTTGTAAGAAAGCCGATTATGCCTGTAATTATTTCAGGTAACTTATCAACAATAGCGCTTATGATCGTTGGCAAATCCTGTATTAGAGAAGTGATAAGAGTTACACCGGCATCTATTATTTGAGGAACCGCTGTTGTTAAAAAGTTTACAATACCCAGTATTATGTCAGGTAATTTTGCGACAATCGCCGCGATTATTCCTGGCAGATTATCCAAGAGCGCGGTCAGTAGTTGTATACCGGCATCGGCGAGTGTCCCTGACAATGCCATAAGACCATCGATCAAAGCCGTAATTATACCGGGCAGCGCAGCCATAAGCGTCGGAATGGCGGCCATGAGGCCGTTTACAAGCCCCGTGATAATTTGCACGCCGCCGTCAACCAATGCAGGCAAGGCCTGGATTATTCCGGCAAGTAAGCCTTGAATTATGGACACAGCGCCATCCATTAGTGCCGGTAAGTTGTCGGTTATCGCGGAAACAAGCGATGTTATAATCGTCGGCGCTTGTTCTGTGATTATTGGAACCGCGCCGGAAATAGCGCTTGTTATCTGCGGTAATACGGTGTTTAATGAGCCAGCGATGGCCTGAACACCGGCGGAAAGCTGCGCGCCCGCGTCCTGACTACCAGTCATTAACCCTATAAGGCCATTATTGATATCGGTCAAGCCCGGTAGAAAGTTCGCGGCGATCCCATCTTTCATTCCGCTGAATGTGCCTGAAAGATTGTCCATGCTATCCGCGAACTTGGAAGCGGCCGCAATATCTTCGGTGGATAAAACCATTCCGAGGTCATGTGTCTGCTGCTTTAAAGCTTCTGTTTCATCGGCGGACATTGCCAAGATTGGCGCTAACTCCATTCCCTGCTTTCCTAAAAGAGCCAATGACGCGGCAGTCTTATTAGCGCCCTCCGGCATATCTTGAAGTTTGGATATGACCAGGTTGAATGTGTCCTCGGGAGACATACCTTTAACATCTGACAATTTTAAACCTATATCGCCAAACGCCTTTTGTGCGGTTTTAGACGCGTCATCCGCCCCCGCAAGATTCTTTGTGAGCGTTTTCATACCCGCGCCCAAAGAATCTATATTCCCGCCGTTTAAAGCGAGTACATGCCCCCATTCTTGATAACCATTAGTTGAAAGCCCCAGCTTTTTACTCTGTTCGTCGATGGTGTCGCCTAATTGCCCGGTATTTACCGACATATCATAGAGAGACTTGCCAGCGGCAACAGCCCCAGAACCGATGGCGGCCATACCCGTAAGCAACGCGCCACCCAAAACTTTACCGGCGGTTCCAAGTGCGGAGCCTAAACCTGCCCATTTTGAACTTGTATTATCCACAGCGGAACTATTACTTTCAAGCGCCTTGTTACTGTCCCCAAGTTCGCCGGTCATGTTATTTAGTTCCGCTTGGGCTTTGTTTAGCTGTATCTGCCAGTTTTGCGTGCGCTTATCGTTTTCGCCGTATGTATCGGCGGAGTTCGCGAGCGCGGCCTGTAAAGTAGCGATTTTATCTACTTGCTCGTTGATTTGTTTGTTTAATACTTCGTTTCGGGCGGTTACGGCTTGCGCACTCTTGTCGTTTTTGTCGTATTCAGACGACACAAGCGCCATCTCGCTACCCAAAACCTTCATATTTTTCGCAATGTCAGCCAGAGAGCTTTTAAATTCTTTGTCGCCCTCGACGCCTATTTTCAACCCAAAACTATCGGCCATACTCTCACCTTCTTACGTCAAAACGGTAATATGTCATCAATGGATAGCTCTTTTTTCGGTTTTTCCCAACCTAAAAACTGCTTATGGCACGCGATTAAGTCCAATAAATGACCAATGGGCATAAGCCAAACTTCCTCGTCACTATATAGAAGTTGTGTTTTACCCCAATAAATAAAGCGCGTGAACAGCTCATCGTCTGTCACGCGCCCCTTTAGTTTTTTCCCTCGCCGTCATCTTCACTTTCGACTGTGCGCTTAGTTCCAAGGAACATCGCATTTGTTATAGCGTTTTTAAAATTAAACATATCGGCTGGCGTGGTCATAAGCTCTATCTCATCTTCGGAGAGTAACGCCCGCTGCCCGCTCTGATTATCGCGGTTCTTAAAATTCTGGATCATAATCGCCTGATTTGCCAAAAGCGCGATTAACCACACAATCTCATCAAGCGCGGTCTCGAAGTTTTCCGCTTTCATTAAACGCTCGCCGAGATTCTCCAAGCCGCCGTAACGTTTGGCGATCTCTTTTGTCGCCCTGGTCGTAACAATAAGCGGATAATCCGCGCCGCCGATATTAATCACAGCGGCGCGGCCATCAAAGTCTTCCATCTGTACACCTCTTGTTAATCAGTCGTAATATTTGCTTTATCATTCAGCCAGTCAATGGCTTCCGCGCGTGTGTCAACGGTTGTTTCACGTTTCCAAACGCCCTCAATATCGGTCATGACAGTACCCTCAAAGGTTGGCGTACCGAATTTTATACTGTCCGCCTTAGTTTCAAGGCTTTCACCCGGCACGCCATACTTAACTTTTGGCAGCCAGATCGCGCGAAATTTCTGCACGTTGTTACGCTGGGTAGTAGCAAAGAACCCAGTACCCACATACGCGCCACTGTCATCTCCACGCGCCACAAGTTCTTCTTTGCCCGCCTCGCCCACTATTTCATGACCGAAAAGCATAACGCGCGTATCATATTCAAGATCCGCGCCGTTAAGCGATAACTTACCGGCCTTAAACTCTTTTACGGATTCAGCGATTTTATTGTCCGCGTAAAGTGTCGCATCGTTCAAGTCTATTGAAAGATCCGCTTTTATTGCCCTTGTGACAATTTTCCCTTGGCCATATGTCGCGACACCATTATTCTCCAAATAGGGAGCGCATACGATATATTCTAAACCGGTTGTTGCCATAAATTACACCCCTTTTAATATGATTCGTAGATCCTTTCTACCCCATAAGCCAGCGCCGCCGCATGTTCAATCCGGCAGCCACGCGCGTTATCCCAACCCTTGGCGAAATACACTGCGTCGCACAGGCTCATATTTTCGATTGCCTTGGCCAAAAAGCATAGTGGAATATGCACAACGCCGCGATCCGCCATACTATCCTGTGAATACCAATCGTCTGTGAATAAAGTATTCACAACTTCATACCCTTGGGATTCTAAATATTCGGTTGCTTTCTCACGCGCCGCCACAATTTGATCATCCGACAAGCCCGCCATCGGCTGGCTGAACATTGCTTTTTTCACAATATCACCTCATAAAATCTAAAATTCATAGCATTTCTTTACATCAATCGCGACATTAAAATATCCCGTGTCAACCTCACGTCCAAGGTGAGTTGTCCCGCTTATTGTAAAGCCCAAATTTATGAGTGTTTCCGCCACTAAATGTTTACGGTTTATATAGTTTTTTTGCGAAAACAGCGAAATCCTCGCTTCTTGGGACTCACATACCGGCTTATTATCAGCGTAAAGTGGATAAGTATCGAACATCGGTGTAATAACCACATACTCATCCGGCGCTTCGCCTGTAAAAAGGCCAGTCTCAACGTCCAAGCCAAGCCCGGTAAGAATCCGATTAAGATCATCTAAAATATTCACAGAGAATCCACCGCTTCCTGAACAACCGCCGACATCGCTGCTATGGCCGCGATTTTTGACGCGGATTTTGCCGGTGCGAGGAATGGGCGGGCTGGCTGATTATGACGGCCATATTCCAGGACATTCGCGACCATAGCATTTGTGGCAACCTTATAACTTCGTTTGCCTTTCGCCTGCGTTTGTTTTCGCCTGGGTTCATTGAAACCGATTTTAATGTCATAATTGCCTTGATTGTTGACTTTTACCGGCGAAATACCGAGCGAGGATACTAACTCACCTGTCGGCCTTGAATATTCGCCTCGCCCGATTGCGCCGGACAGGTTCGCCCTAACCTGCGCCAGGGCGATTTCACCGCCAGCTTCAAGCGCCTTTTCCACAATCGCGTCGGTCATCTCGCCAAGTTTCGCGACTTTTGCGGCAAAATCATCCGGTGTTTTGACTGTTACTATTGCCAAAGCCAGCGCCGCCTTTCGAAGTGCCTATTTTTTCGGCCAGTATTTCAAGGTATAAACCCCGGTTCCTGACATCATTCACAGCGGTAATATTGTACCGATCACCGTCGCTTAAAATGAACATGGCCGGGGTGACTTTCAATCCTGGTATTGTGCGGAGGCGAAATAACGCGTTTGCGGAAGAAAATACAGCGCGGTTACGCCATGATTCGGTGCCGCGCTGATCTTCCCTGTAAGCCCGCACGGAAGCAAGGTTCTTATCACTTTGTGTCATGAACCCGTCTGTGTCTTTTTCATTGACAACTTCCACAATATCAATAAACTGTGTCATCCGCCCCAAGCCCATTCATATCACCTCTTAAAATCTAAAAGCGATTCTAAAATCGCCAGTCTTTTTCAAGTAAAAGTAAGCGGTCTATGGTTTCCCATGACCGCTCACCAGCCGCAGGGCTGTCAGAAAAGAACCCGCCCGTGCTTCCGTCCCGTGATTCATAAAATTGTGTGACCATCATAATCACAGCCTGTTCCGTCGTTGGCGGCATCGGCATTGTGGCATATGTCCCTGGCGTTTTTTTCTGCTTGCTTTCGGCATAAGACACAGCGCCCACAATAAAACCCATTAATAGGCTGTCATCCTGATCATGTTCGATAATCAGATTTTTTTTGACTTTTTCAAGAAGATCCGACGCCGCAAAGACACGATCATCCACAAAAGGCATTATGCCGCTTCCGCCATGACCAAAGCTTTAACCGCTTCCGGCAGGATAAGCCGCCCATCAACGCGCTGGGTGCCGATAAAACCAACCTGGCCGGTTTCGGCGTACAACTCGTTCAACCGCTTAAACTGTCTGCCTTGGCGATCCGCAATCCAGTAGTATGAGAAATCACCAAAGAGCATAACCTTCGCTTCCGGCGCGACAGATGGCATAAAGATCGAAGTATAAAGCGGGCGGTTCAAAATGGTGTCTGGTGTGGCATCCTTAATCGAAGGCGCCCATAAATACTGCCCAGTGGAATCTTTCAGCTTACGGACAGCTTTCACAGTGGCGTCGTTCATAATAAACACGGCGTTTCTGCGGTAAGGCGTGCGCAGACCATAGAATAAATCCAGTACATCATCCAGGCTGATCGCGTTAGGCTTAGCAGCGACAACATCCGCCTGCGCACCACCGGCTGCGGCCAATAAACCGAGCGGCTTACCAACGCCATCGCCGCCAATAAAGGCCTCTTCCTCTTTGACACCGATCCGGCGGGCAAACTCACGCGCGATATACTGTTCCAGGTTGAACACGGAATCGTTCAATAGTTCCTCGGAAACCTTGATGCGTGTCGCCAGCTTATACGCGGATAGTGTAACCTGCCCAAAAGTATCATCGCTGGTGGGTATTGTGGCGGCTTCATCAACCCAGAACGCCGTGCCCTTAGTGGCGACAACCGGTATTTTGGTATCACCGCTGGACGTTTGGATCACGTTCGCGACCTGCCGCATGATATTTTCATCCTGCAATGCCTCGATCAAAACGGCCTCGAACTCATCCGGCACTGTATATCCGCCTTTGGTGTCGGTGCCCACAGACAAATCATTGAACACAGCGGGAAGGCCGCGCATCACATTCCAGAACGCCTTTTTATAAACGTTCGAGGCACGGCCACGGCCATCTTTGTTTTCGCCATCATTTTCCTTGGTTTCCGGGTTGTTTTTTAACGGATTGCTCGTTGCTTTGTCCATTTCGTCATCAATAGCCGTCTGTTTTTCCAAACGGTTGATCTCTTTGCCAAGGTTCATTACGTCAGCTTCCATTTTGTCATATACGGCTGAATCCTCCGCTGACAAGGTACCGGCTTCGCCACGCTTGCTATCCAGAAAAGCCTTGGCCTTATCCCAAGCGGCAGCCCTTTTTTCCCTTAACTCTAAAACTGTAGCCATTAAACATTACCCTCCATATTTTTATTTAGTGCAAAAAGCCGCTCGTAAAGCGGCGATATAGAAACACCTTCCGGCTTGTCCGTTATGTCGGATGATTTATCCGTTTTATCGGATGCCTTGCCTGATTTATCGGCGGCCTTTTCCGGTGATGTATCCTTATTTTTATCTGCGGATCTTGTCCGCGCATTTGAAGGCATAACCTTCTTTAAAAGCGAAGCGGCCAGCGCCTTTTCAGAAAAAAGCACGCTATTATACACAAGATTTTTCTTGTCAGCCGGTACGCCATCACCATACAGCATATTATCCGCGAAACCTAGATCCATAGCCGTTTTTACGTTCATCCATGTCTCATTATCCATAAGGCTTGAAATCTTATTGCGCGGTTGCTTGGTTTTTAATTCGTAAGCGTTGATTATCGCTTCCTTGATTTCCGCAAGCTGGTCTTTGACACGTTTCATTTCGGATTCGTCACCGAAGGCGATTGTTTCCGGGTTGTGGATTACAATGGTACTGACAGGCGACATCAAAACCTCATCGCCAGCCATAGCGATAACGGACGCGACGCTGGCGGCCATTCCGTCAATTTTAACTGTGATTTTTCCCTGGTATTCCTGCAACATGTTATAAATCTGGGCACCAGCGAAAACATCGCCGCCAGGTGAGTTTATCCAGATAATTATATCGTCTGTCGAAGCGTTAAGTTCTTCTTTGAATATTTGTGGTGTAACCTCATCACCCCACCAGGTTTCGTTCGAGATCGGGCCGTCCAGATAGAGTGTCCGCCCGCCTTCGGAGTTGGGAACCCAGTTCCAAAATCGTCTCATAGTTGCTCACCTCCATTATTTTGTGTAGTATTATCTGTTGCTGGGGCTGGCGCTTGGGCTGGTTGTATTCCTTTAGCGAAAGCGCCAACGTCAGATAATTTAAGCATGTTACCATTTACCATATAAACATCCCCGCCTTCAATGTGGTTCATATTTTCCAAATCCCTAATGTCGTTTGGTGATAAGAACCCGCTTTGAATACCGACCCGGTATCCGTTCATCCTGTCTGTGTACGCGCCGCGAAGCAAACCATCGACAACAAAGCCCGTGAAAAACGTCTGCTTTTCTTTTTTGGTCAAAAGTGCCTTATTAAACGCTTGTTCAAGTCTCACAAGCCACGGGCGGATAGTATGAACCACAAAGTCTATACTTTGATGTTCAATATTAGAGAACGTCGCGCCTGACAAATCAGCGACAAGATGCGGCGGCACCCGGAAAATCCGGCATATTTCCTGAATCTGAAATTTGCGCGTCTCCAAGAATTGCGCAGCTTCGGGCGGAATACCGATGGGTTGATATTTCATCCCTTCCTCCAGGATCGCCACGCGGTTTCCATTCCTAGAACCCTGATATGCCGCGTTCCATGAATCTTTAAGACGCTGGATATCCTTTACGGTGCCCGGATGTTCCAGGATACCGCCGGGTTGGGCACCATTGCCGAAAAATGTAGCGCCAAATTCTTCGGTTGCCATCGCCATACCAATAGCGTTCTTAGCCATAATGATAGGTGAATAACCCACAAGGCCGTCAAACCCAAGACCAGGAATATGCAGAACGTCTTCCGGCATGAGTGTGTAAGTTTGCGCCGTAAATTCTGTCCTGTATCGGTAATAAAGATCGCCTTCTGGCGTCCTATATGGCTCAATGTGTTCAGGCAAAAGCGGATATAGGCCAATCACCCGGCCACGGCCATCGCGGATTATTTGCGCGTAAGCGTTTCCCCATAAAAGGAGGTGAGACATAAATGTTTCGCGAAAAACAAACGCTGTCATTTCCGGGTTCGGCTCATCATGCAGGATCGAATAAAGCGGGTGGTCTGTGGCCTTTTCGCTTCCCGAATCTGTGTATCTGTAAACGTGAAGCGGAAGGCTCGCTATGGTTTCCGAAAGGATTCGGACACAAGCATATACCGCGCTGGTGCGCATCGCCGTCCGTTCGTTCACAGTCTTGCCGCTTGATGTCGATCCGCCGAATATATAATCGTATGACGA